GGGTATTTACAGGCGCACGATATATGTAGGCACAAAATCACAAAGTTTGTTGACAGTGCAATAAACTTGTTGTCAATAGCCGAGGCGTGCTTTCCTCCGGCTCTTATGCCTCTACACATTTCCCTTTATTTGCTGAATGGCACTCGTAACTCAAGCCGAAGCAGCACGCATTCTTGGGATATCTCGCCAAGCTGTTTTGTCAGCCGTAAAAGCTGGTCGAATACAAATTCGACTTGACGCAGAAGGAAAGAAGATGGTTGACGGGTCCACGCTCGCTGCGGACTACCGAAAGAAGACACAAGCGAGGAAGGCTAGCCCGAAAAGAAAGGCTTTGCAAGAATCACAACCAAGTCCGCGCATGGGCAAGACGCAAGAATATATTCCTGATTACGACGAAAGCAGAGCAAGGACGGAGCACCTAAAAGCCGAGTTGTTAGAGCTAGAAAGGAAGCAAAAGGAAGGAGTGTTAGTTCCAGCCGCTGATGTTGAAGCGAAGTGGGTCGAAATTGTCACGCTTGCCAGAAGCAAGACTCTTGGTATTCCAAGCAAAGCAAAGCAGCGAATACCCGACTTAGATGTTGGCGCGATGGCTACGTTGGAAGACATAGTGCGTGAAACGCTTGAAGATCTTGCATCGGAGGCAGGCGAATGAGCGACATTAATAGCATTACGAAAGCTGCACTTCTAGCGTTCAAGCCACCAGAAAAGCTGAGCCTTAGTGAGTGGGCTGATAATCATGCATTTCTTAGTGCTGAATCAAGTGCCGAAGGCGGTCGTTGGAGGACGCTGCCTTATCAAAAAGGAATAATGGATGCCATTACCGATCCATCTGTGGAGCAGGTGACGGTGATGAAGTCAGCGAGGGTTGGCTACTCGAAGATTTTGAACCATGTGATTGGGTATCACGTCCATCAAGACCCAGCCCCAATCATGTTGGTGCAACCAACGATTGAAGATGCGCAGGGCTACTCGAAGGAGGAGATAGCTCCAATGTTGAGAGATACGCCTTGTTTAAAAGGGCTTGTTAGTGAGGCGAAAGCTAAGGATGGTGCAAACACGATTTTGCAAAAGCAATTTCCTGGTGGGACATTGAGCCTTGTCGGTGCCAACTCACCAAGGGGATTCCGTCGTGTGAGCAGGCGGATTGTGCTGTTTGATGAGGTTGATGGCTATCCGCCCTCGGCTGGCTCGGAAGGTGATCAGATCAAGCTGGGCATCAGGCGTACGGAGTACTACTGGAATCGGAAGATTGTTGCTGGCTCTACACCGACGGTCAAAGACTTCAGTCGGATTGAGCGAATGTATGGCCAGTCAGACATGAGGCGCTATTACGTGCCGTGTCCTGATTGTGGTCATATGCAGTATTTGAGGTGGGCGAATATTCGATGGACAGATGGTGATGCATCAACTGCGGCTTATTGCTGCGAGAAGTGTGGTGTCTTTATTCCACATTCCAAGAAGCGTTGGATGGTTGAGCGTGGTGAGTGGAGAGGCACCTCGGATTTCAATGGCAAGCATGTTGGATTCCATATCTGGGCTGCGTATAGCTATTCGCCAAATGCTGCGTGGTCGAATTTAGTTGAGGAGTTTTTGGATGCAAAGCACGATGCGGAGCAGTTGAAGACGTGGGTCAACACAATTTTGGGAGAGGTATGGGAGGACGAATATGCAAGCAAGATCAGTGGCGAGTCATTGATGGAAAGAGCTGCTGAAGAGAAGTACAGACATGAGTGCCCTCCTGCAGAAGTGTTGTTACTTGTCGCCGGTTGCGATTGCCAAGATGACAGACTCTCTCTGTCTTGTTGGGGTATCGCGAGAGATGAAGAGATGTATTTGGTTGATCGAGTTGTTTTGCATGGATCACCGTCAAGACCGGAGGTATGGGGCCAGTTAGACGAGGTGCTGCAGAACCCGTATGAGACGGAGGATGGCAGAAGTCTAAATATTGAGGTTTGTTGCGTTGACTCTGGTGGTCACCACACTCAAGAGGTGTATGGCTATGCGCGAGAACGTGCAGCAATGGGAGTGATTGCGATTAAGGGCATGGGCCAGAAGGGCAAGCCACCATTGGGCAAGCCAAGCAAGGTCGACATCAATTTCAAGGGTCGAGCAATGAAGAATGGCGCTCAATTATTCCCGGTGGGTGTCGATGGGGTGAAGTCATTGTTGTTTGGAAGGTTGAAGCACAACGATCCAGGGCCTGGGTATTTGCATTTTTATCCGACAGTCGGGCCTGATTACTTTTCGGAGCTAACGGCAGAGCGGCAGGTATTGAGATATAGAAATGGATTCCCAGAAAGGGTTTGGGTCAAGAAAAGCCAAAGTCCAAATGAAGCGTTGGACGAAATGGTCTATGCATATGCCGCATTGCACCGTCTTTATCAGAAATTTGATCGCAGAAGTATCTGGGATCAGTTTGAAAAGCGTTATGAGCCTAAACAGGCAGCTCAGCTAGGATCTAAGCAGCAAAAACGGCTTAAACGCCGTAATTTCGTCCAAAGCTGGTAGTCCCGTGAACATCCCAAGCGAGATTAGGGCTGGTGACACCGTCAAGTGGAGAGATGACTCCGCAACGGATGTTTTCGGCAATGAGGTCAAAAGTGATGAATGGACTCTCAAGTATTACTTGAGGTTTAACAAGGGCAACGAGGCCCTTACTTCTACTGGCAGTGCGTTTGGTACGGGCTGGGAATTTACGATTTCCGCTACTGATAGTGCAAATTTCGACTCTGGAACTTGGTATTGGCAGGCAGTCGCCACCAAGGGGTCGGAAACACTGACTCTGGGCTATGGGGCAATAACTGTTGAGGACAACCTTGCTTACACCAGTGGGCCTGGCGCTTATGACGGCAGATCGCAGGTCAAGCAAGACCTTGAAGCAATTCAGCTTGCGATTCGCACTCTGATTGCAGGTGGAGCGGTACAGGAATACAAGATTGGCAATCGCAATTTGAAAAGGTACGACTTAGCTGATCTCATTCAGCTAGAAGGTCGATATAAGGCGGAAGTCAAACGAGAAGAGCAGGCTGAGCTTATGGCCAACGGCCTTGGCAATCCACGCAACATGTTCGTGAGGTTCAACTGATCATGAGTATTCGCACTCGCGTAATGGGTTTCTTGGGGTTTGGCAAGCCAAACCCAGCTTCAATTTCTCGTCGGGCATATAACGGCGCGATGGTTTCGAGACTGACATCTGATTGGATGTCAACTCAGGCCAGTGCTGACGCTGAGATCAGAACGAACCTGCGAAAGCTGCGTGATCGTTCACGCGAAATGGTGCGGAATAATCCGTACGCAAGGCAAGCAAAGCGCACGACACAAATCAATGTGATTGGCACTGGGGTCAAGCTGCAATCGCAAGTGCTGCAGCAAAGAGGCGCTAAGCGAGACACCAAGGTCAATAAGGAGATCGAGTCCAAATGGGAAGCTTGGAGTCGTGCTGTTCATTGCGATTGTGCTGGTCGCTATAGCTTTCACGATTTTGAGTGGCTTGCTGTTGGGGCGATGTGTGAATCAGGGGAAGCTCTTTTTCGCATTCTTAGGCAGCCATTTGGCAATTCAAAGGTGCCTTTGGCACTGCAGATGCTTGAAAGCGACCTTTTAGATGAGGCATACCAAGGAGGAACGCTTGCCAAGAAGAATGAATGGCGCAATGGCGTAGAGGTCAACGAATGGGGTCGTCCTGTTCGTTATGCAATTTTGACGCGCCATCCTGGGGATACTTGGTTCCAAGGAACGCCAGATCCAAACAGGAAGCACGTCTTCCTTCCTGCGGATGATGTGATTCATCTGTTTATGCCGGATCGCCCTGGTCAGAACAGAGGAGTGCCTTGGTTCCATAGCGTGATGGCGGATGCCCATCAGTTGCAGGGGTACGAAGAAGCTGCGGTGATTCGGGCTCGTGCTGGTGCAAGCATCATGGGCTTCATCACCAATAACGAAGGTGAGCTGATTGCTGATGATGTTGAAAACAACCAGCGCATTAGTGAGTTCGAGCCAGGCACATTCAAGTATTTGTCTCCTGGTGAGACGGTGAACGTCCCTGCGATTGATTCACCAGATCAACAGTTCGAGATGTTTGTCAAAAACAAGGTCAGGCGTTTTGCGTCAGGCTTTGGTTGTTCTTATGAGACTTTGTCTCGTGATTTCAGCGATACCAACTACAGCAGCAGCCGTTTGAGCTTGCTTGAGGACCGTGAGCATTGGCGTGTGGTGCAGAAGTATCTAGTCGATACGTTCCACATGCGTGTCTATCGCGAGTGGCTGAATCTTGCAGTTTTGGCTGGAGAGCTGCAATTTGCAGATTATGAGTTGAGACCTGAGCGTTACGACCGTCCACGGTGGATGTCTCGTGGTTGGAGCTGGGTTGATCCACTGAAAGAAGTAAGGGC